GCTGCTCGGCGCCGAGGTCGAACGAAAGGATCGGCATCAGCCGCCAGTTGCCGCCCGGCGGCGTGCCGTAGACGGCCTCGACCGCCATGTGGATCTTGCTGTTCGCACCGATTGCACGGGCCATGTGAACCTCCGAGGATCAGGAGAGCGGGGTGTCTGTCGTGGTGAACCAGAGTGAGACCGGCACGGACGCGGCGCGCACGGACGCGGCGCCGTCGAAGTCGAGGTCATCGAAGGAGGGGCTCTCGGGCTGCGCCCATTCCACCGCCCCGCCGAGCGTGCGATCGGCGATGATCGCGTCAGCGATGTCCACCAGCAGCTCGTCCAGCAGCTGCGCTCGATCGTCCGGCGTCGCGCCAGGCGCCGCGACCACCACCGCGGCGACATGTCGCACCTGCCAGCGCAGCGGCGAGAGGACGGCGGTCTCCTCGACCGTCTCGCCGTCCTGGACCACGACCAGCCCGCCGGACGGGAGCCGCTGCGGCACGGTCTCGTTGCGCAGCACCTGCGGCGCAGGTGAGCGCGAGGCAAGAGCGGTTGAGAGAGCGGCATGCAACGCGGCGATCGCCGCTTCGCGAGTGCTCACAGCCATCCGAGCACCTCCGCAGCCCAGCGCCCGAGCACGTAGATGACGGCAAGCGCGAGCAAGGCGACCAGCCAGCTCAGCAAGACGCCGAGCAGCAAAGCTGTCAACGACAACCTGGGCGAGTACTTCTCCGTCATCGAGCCATCGTCTCCCATTTCCGCACGATCGCGGCTGGCAGCCGTGCGAGTGCCTGATTGCCGGCACGCTGCGCATCAAGCCGCTTGCCCAGTCGCACTTCAGGGAGCAACAGAAACATCGGCACGAAGCCCTGCGCAAGCAGGGACTGCTGCCAGGCAGCCGCAGCCTTGCGGCGGCCCGTGGCGACAGCGACAAGACCACCGGCGATCAGCGGCGCACGCCTGCGGCCGATACGCTCACCTTGACGGACCGGAAGACACCAGACGAAGCCTCGGCCAGAGCGGAACGGACGCAGGAACGCCTTTCGGCTGGCGACCATCTGCTGCGGCGTGACACGCGGCTTGGCACCGCGCCGGCCGCCCTGGCGATTGAAGCCGGTCGGGATCGCGAGGAACCGACCGTTGCGTGCGCGGATCGTCACGCCACGCTCGAACGCATCGACGATGTTCGGCACCTTGGTCCAGACGATCCCGGCCGCCCTTAGGCTCTCGCCGGTCTGCGGGAATACACGCGAGCGCCAGACGTTGGCGATGCCTCGGCTGCGTTCCGCGAACGCCGAGACCACCTGCTGGCGCAGTTCGGTCTTGAGCCGCTCGGTCTCGGCTTTGATGGCGCGCGTGACAGCGATCTCGCCTGCGCGCACCTCCTCTTGCAGGATCGTGCTCAGGTCCTTGACGATTGACGCCGCGATCTTCATCAGCGTGTGGACCGAAGCGCCCCGGACAGATCGCGGACAGCGTCGCGCACCTGGTGCAACGCTTCAAGCGTCTCGCGCTGCAACTCGATGATCATGCGATCCTTCTCCTCGATTTTCTGCTCGGCGCGCATGTAGAGACGCAGCATCAGGGCGATGAACGCGAAGCACACAAGCACGATGATCGGACTGCTTTCCACCAGCCGCGTCATCAGTGAGATGCTATCGTCGTTCATCGGCCGCACACTTCACGAATCAGCGCAGCCTGCGCAGCTACCTGCCGCAACGTGTCCTCCGTATCCGCTGGACTCGGCATGATCGGTTTGATCTCATCGCAGAGATCGCGCGGGAACAACACATCCAGCGCGCAGCCTGCCATGAGGCCCACCACAAACATGAGCACGCTGATCTTCGCGAAGATAACAGGCATGGTGGCCTCCTTCAGCGACGTGTGCGGGATCGCGCGCCTTGCCCCAAACGCACGCACCACGGGCGGGGTTTAACCGCGCTCTCGCACGGCAGGCACGCTTGGTGTGCTCGGTCGTCCCGCGCGACCGCCCGGAAGGCCCGTGGCAATCAGTTACGACGACAGAACGCCGTCGTCGAGGCGTCGAACGCTGACCGCTCGATGTGTTGAACCGTCAGCGTGTCCGAACCGATCACGAACGTGTCGCCAGCCGCGAGTGTCGGCGCGGCGGCCGTCGCGACAGTCACGACGTCCGTTGCCTGCACGATCGCGGTGTCGAATGCGCCAGCAACGCGGTCCGGCGATGATCGCACCGCGCGGATCGCAACGCCAGGTCCGATGCCACCTGGATACCAGACGGCATCCGTCCCGATGTTGCGATCCGCCGCGAGTGTTGCCATCGCCGCAGCGAATGCGTTCATGCGCCGGAAGCAGGCACGCGCATGAGCGCGACGCGCGCAGTCGCGTCGGATGTTGCCGCCGCCTGCGTCGCGATCGCCACCTGATAGTTGCCGGTGGCGGTCGTCGTGAGGCGACGATTCGTGTTGTCCCAGAAGATGCGCGCGCCGGCCGTGAACGACTGCGACGTGTCCTTCGTGATGTCGAACACACCACGCGTCACGATCTCGACTGACGCGTTCTGCGCCGCGTCGAACTGCGCCACGCCGAAGATGCTGCCGACCATGACGCCTTGCCCGGCGGTCACGCCGCCCGAATACGGCACCGTGACCGTCAGGATATCGCCAGACTGAAGGTAGGTCTTCATGTTGGATCTCCGTTTGCGTGCGGGCTGCGCTCAGGCAGCCCGCGCCTTTCGTCAGGTCATCACAGACCGGGGTTGAACCACGCGCCGCGCCAGTCGATGGCGCCGACACCGAAGTCGAACACAACGCTGACCTCGATGCCGTCGGTGCTCTGCACCGGTCCAGTCGTGACCTGCGGCCCCTGGGCGCCGTTCAGGTAGCCGTACATGTAGACCGGCGCCGTCAGCGGATCGGAGAACAGATACCACCGATTGTTCGGGATCAGCGGCTCGACGAGCGGCTGCAGCAGACCCGACCACACGTTGGCGTTGCTCACCTGCGCCGCCGCGACGGGCACCGTGATCTGCCGCGCCGCGAGTTCCTGATTCGGCCCGACCAGAAGCGTCATGCGGTTGCCGATCGAGATCGGCAGGCCGTCGAGAGTCTTCTGCCTCATGATCGCCGCGCGACCGGCGCCGACGTTGGTGAGGTCGATCGCCGTGCCCGACGCCGCCTTGTTCGCGCGCGCCGTGCCGGTCGCGAACACCGGCGCGTTGCCGGTGGTCAGCGTCGGACCGTCGCCGTTCGCGCTGTTGAGCAGCGCATAGGCCGTGGCGTTCTCGAAGTCCGCCACGCGCCGACCGATCATCGCCGCGAAGTCGGTAAAGGCGCCAAGATCGTCATTCACCAGCATCTGTCGCGTGACGCGGATGCGCCGCGCGAACGTCTGCAGGTAGACGATCTCTTGGCTCTCGCTGAGCGTGCCGGCCACGATCTCTCCACCCTCGCCGAGCGGGAGGAGAGTCGGGAAGTCGCCGGCGCGCAGGAAGCGGTGCGCCTTGAAGTCCCTGAAGTCGCGACGCATGAAAATCTGCCGATAGGTCGGCTGCGCCGGTTCATACGCGGCGAGCAGCATCTTGTTCGCCGCCGCCGAGAGCAGCAGCGGAAAGTCGCTCGTCGTGTGGAACGCGCGTTCGGCCAGCACCGCAGGGTTGCGCGGGATGTTGCGCTCGCCCCGCGCGCGCATGATCTCCGCGATCATGTCGGAGGGACGCCACCCCACGAACTCGACGTGACGACCGTTGCCGCGCGGCTGGTAGCCTGGCATCGCACGCGCCGCGATCGCCTCCGCCATGGCGTCGATGATCGCTGTCGGATCATCGCCGCTGTTCGGGTTCACCACGATCGTCGGACGCTGGTTGCGCACCAGTTCGTCGAACAGAGCCTTGCGCGTGTCATCGGCCGACCAGCCATCGGCGATCGCCTTCGCACGGACTGCGGTGACGCGATCGGCCGGCAGCATCGCGCGCGCCGCTTCGATCGCGCTGTCGATGTCGGCGATGCGTTCGCGCTCGGCACGCTGCGCCTCCGCGCGGATGACATCGATGTCGGCCGTCGCGGGAACGGCGCGTTCGATCTCTGTGGTCTGGCTCACGGTGGTCTCCTGCTGCGAGGTCGTCGGCGCGGCGGACGGCTGCGCCGACATGTTGGCGGCCGGCTCGGCCGGCGACTTCTGAGGCATCATCGTCTCCTGTTCGATCAGGGCGGGCTCAACCGCGACGGCGAGCGCGCCCTGCAACGCCTCGCCTCGCATCGCCGCGTCCCGATCCACCGGGATCGGCACGACGGAAATTTCTAATGGTTCCCAGTCTACGGCGCGATGCACCGTCTCGCCGGTCGCGCTGTCAGGCTGCTGCTCATAGCGGTGCACGCGATACCCGACACTCACCGCGCGAAGCGTGCCGTCCGCGATGCGCTGCCACACCGGCTCGACATCGCCGGCCGATGAGAACTGCAACGTCGCATAGCCGCGTCCGCCTTCGATCCGTGCAGACGTGACGCGTCCGAGCACATCGCGCGCGCCGTTGCGCTTGTGCGTATCAAGCACAGGCGCGCGGCCTGACCGAAGCGCGTCCATCCGCACCGCGTTCGGCGACATGTCGAGTTCTTCGGTGATGATCCCAAGCGAAGGCACGTAGTTACGCGCACGCGCGCCCGTCGACCATACGACCTCGACCGTGCGCGCTGCCTGATCGACGGTCGCCGGCGCAGTGATCGCGCGTTGCGCTACGATCGGACCGCTTGATTCGGTCGCCGCCGCGCTGGTGTCTGCGGCCTGTTCGTTACGCTCCATCATGGCCTCCGAATCTCGTCCGATGCCGCGCCCGTCGCCGCAATCTCGATCGC